CGCCACCAATTGCATATGAATCTCTTAGATCATCAATGGAGTATTTGTCTTCATTGTTTAAATCATCAAACGATAACCAAGAACCGGAATCTGCTTGTTTGATATTGAAGTCCTTACAAAGCATTGTAACTCTGGTCGATAGATCATGTTTTGACTTGTTCATAACATCTTCTAGATAATTATTTAGTTTTACAACACCTAAACTAGGGTTTGATTTCTGCCATGTTAAAGGATCCTCATATATTTCTTTTGTTGAATCTTGAGTATACAACCAAGGTAATACTCTAGCATCTTCAATTTCACCTTTTAACATCTTTCTAGCATAATCTAATTTATTATCTAAAAAACCACCAACGGTTGTTCCTTCGGTAGTTATGATAAATATCAGTGGTTCTTTCTTTGTTGATTGTGATTGTTTGATTGCATCATAGACTTTTGAATCTGTCATTTCATGAACTTCATCGATACAACCAACTTCAATATTGTATCCATCCTTGTTTCTTGATTGAGCAGATAACTTCTTAATCTTATTCTTGGTCTTTGGAGAATAGATGTGATAGATGTTTTTCTTGCTTCTAGTTTCTTTTGATAATGCAGGAGATTGTTCACGCATATTGTTAATCTCTTCAAATAGAATATTCGCTTGTTCTGTTGTATTTGAAGCACATACGATATCCACGCCACCTCTTGATAGAAAGAACTCTGCTAAATCTATACCCGCAACGAAAGTAGTCTTTCCATTCTTACGAGCAATCAATAATATGACTTCATTGAATCTACGTAATCCTGAATCAACCATTTTAAAGCCATAAGCAGTTTGTAGTAATGCTTTTTCCCATAGTTCAAGAATAAATGGCATACCATTGAATGGAGACTTTGTGTGTTTACAAAATGTCTCAATAAAATCAATTCTTAAGTTCCCTGGTTGTTCATCAAAATTATAAAGAGTATTATCTAAATCCTTTATAAGTTGATCTAGTTGTGTTTTTAGTTCTTCTCCAACAATAATGTTTCCATTATTAATTTCATCGTAGTATTCAATTAAATAATTCATTCACTTGCTCTCTTAAGAAATTCATCAAAAGCATCATCTCCATCATCTACTTGTGTTCCAAGAATACTGTTAAGTGTTTTGATAACAGTTCCGTATGAATTCACAAGTTTTGTATAATATTTAGCTGCTTCAGTTTGTCGTTGCATACCTTTGTTTGATATTTGGATAGCACCATACTTTCTAATCTGCTCTTGTAACTTATCAAGTTCCACTTTCATAAATGCAGCTTGATAAATTAAGTTATCTACTAGTTCAGTCTTTGATTCATCAACCAAAGAAAAAAGCGACTTTAATCGCTTGTATTCATTATCAATAAATTTTTTCATTTGCGTAGTTTTTCCATCATTTCTTCAAGTTCTGACATGTATGAAAATGTATAGAATCTTGTATGATGATATTTGTAATAAGCTAAATTATGAACTGTTTCAAAGAATTTATCTAGTGGTTTCTGCAGTTCAGATAGCTCGATAATTTTATCAAATGAATTTTTATCAATGTGTGCAATATTTCTTGATCTATAATCAGTTATAAGTTTCCTATAACTATTTAACTCTTTCTTATCTTTTAATAGAATTTTCTTCACATCTGCATAACTTTCACTTGACATAAGACCTTCATGTACTTTTGTAACATCTATTTCTTTTATGTAATTGTTTAGATAATTGAAAAAATGAAATCTACTTCTGCTATCATTTTCAAAAATTAAAGAAAGGTTTAAAACTAATTCATTATAACCATCGACAAAATAATAATTAAAGAATAGTTCAAAATCAGTTTCATACGAAGGATCATTCATTTTATCTTGAACATATTTTAATTGATCAAAGCTTGTTTTTAATTGCAGACTAAGTCCGACAAAAAATGCTAAATTATCATCTAGTTCATATTCAATCATATTTCAAAATCCTTTCTTGATTTTTTCAAAAATAATGGCTTGCGTTTTTTAATTGCCCACCTACGCGGTACCCTAAAATTATATTTTTTTACCATCCCGGGGGGTTCTTTGAGCGTCTCTTTTTACAATTTCATCATAAAAATTATCTCTATCAAACCACTTAAGCATTTCCTCTTGTTCCTTGAATTGTTCTGGAGTTGAGTCAAAATGATATCTAACTCTACCATAAAAATAACCTAGTTCTCTAATACTATTCAAGTCCTGTTTTAAGTCATTTAAGTGGAACATAACATCATCTAGATTCTCTTGTTTAATTATAGAATCAACTTTTGCTATTATATCTTTTTTGGTCATATTATCCTCCACATAATTACTTATTCTTGGATTTTTTTTGCACTTCCATGATTGAAGTGTTCAGATAATTTTTCTTCACACTCATGAATTGTTTCACCAGTTTCCCTGTCGCTCACTTTTTCAATATACTTATCTTTTTCTCTATCTATTCTATAATCTCTATTTACATACTTTCCTTTAGAAAAACTAAACTCTTGCCCACCTTTAAATTCAAAACTGGGTCTTTTATTAATTTTTTTATGACTTTTTCCTTTATATTGCATTGTAATATCTAATTTGATATTAGCCTCAAGAGACACTTCAACTACTTTATAACCACATTTTGGACAATCATTTCTTGCTTCTCTATTATAAATAAATTTACATCTAGGACATTCAAACAAATTATCACACCCCTTTTTATAATTATAACAAAAATGAATTATAAAAACGAGGTTTATCGTGAAATCAAATTACCTTCTTCATCAAACTGTTGTTGCTTCGAGAACCGCTTATGTTCAGCATTGTGACATTTCTTACATAATAATTCTAAATTATCTTGGTTCAAACTGATTTCATGATTAGTTACATTCAGAATAGTAAGTCTTATCTTATGATGAACTTCTTCTCCTAAAGCACCACATCTTTCACATTTTCCATTAGCTTCTCGTATCTTGATTTCTCTTGCTACTTGCCATGGAATTGATTTGTAGAATCGATGTATTTCTTTAGGCTTTCTCATAAAGATTTCTCAATTCGGTAATCTTATCATCTACATGTTCCCATCGAACATCTAAATCTTCTCTACCAAAATGTCCATACTTTGCTAACTCCTGAAACTTAACCTTATCAAGATTGAGTTCTTTTCTTATGCCTTCTGGTCTAAAATCAAATACATAATTCACGAGTGCTTGTATCTCTTCATCAGATGTTACTCCAGTATCAAACGTATTAACCAAAACACTCACTGGTTTTGCTACGCCAATTGCATAGCTTAAATGAACCTCGCAATGTGTGGCCAAACCTGCCCCTACAACGGCTTTTGCTACGTATCTAGCATAATAAGCCGCACTGCGATCAACCTTGCTCACGTCCTTGCCAGAAAAGGCTCCACCGCCATGTCTAGCATAACCACCATAAGTATCTACAATAATCTTTCTACCAGTTAATCCAGAATCAGCATAAGGACCACCAATCACAAATTCTCCAGTAGGATTGATTAAAACCTCTGCTTCAACTATCGCATCAAAATCAAAGACTTTAGTTAAAACTTCATTGATGATTAAATCCTCATATAACTCTTTTTTAATCCATGGTTTAGTTTGTGCTGAAACTACAATGGTTTGTACTTTTTTTGGCCTACCGTTCTTGTATGCTACTGATACTTGGCATTTGCCATCAGGTCCAAATATATGTGAATATTTCTCTTTGCGTATCTTATCCATTTCTTTTGAGATTTGATTTGCTAGCATAATCGGTAATGGCATGAATTCTTGTGTTTCATTACATGCATAACCAAACATAATACCTTGATCGCCTGCACCTTGCTCATGTGATTCAGTCGAGTTCACACCAAGAGCGATATCAGTTGATTGTTTTGATATCTTTTCCATAACCACGAATTCATCTTCATAGCCTATCTCTTTGAGTTTTTGTTTTGTTATATTTGCGTAATCTACTTTAGCAGTTGTTGTGACTTCTCCAAAGACAAATACTAAATCATCTTTAATTGCTGTCTCGACTGCTACTCGTGCATTTTTATCTTGTTCCAAAATAGCATCTAGTATCGCATCACTGATTTGGTCACATACTTTATCAGGATGTCCACTAAATACTGATTCACTTGTTATTACTTGCATGTCATTTTCCTCCAAACTTTATAACTTAATGCCCATGAAACTTTCAATTATAGAATATATACATTCCAAGTCTTCATCAGAAATATCAATTAATCTTTCTTCAGTAGGATGAGTTTTTGATATTAGTAATTTAGATTTGAATACATCTCTTTCTTCATCTTCATAATTAACAATGTATTTGTAGTTATTTACTTTGACAAACTCAAAGGCAAAATAACCAACCCTATCAAGTACTCTGTTAATTGGTGCGTATTTATTAACTTCTTTCTTGATAATTTCTAACTCTTTCTCTTGATTGTATGTCACCAAGAATCTTGTAATCGTATTTTTGTTCATATAAAAAAATCTCCTCCTAATATGTTTCCATAAGAGAACGAGATTTCAAGGCAATAAAAAATGACCCATCTATCTGGATTTAGCACCTTGCTTGTTTAAGTAGGTTGCTGTGTAGTCTTAGAGCCAGTCTCTCGTACACTCTTTATGGTTACCTTTATTCTACACTATTCTAACTTTTCTGTAAAGTAGAAAAAGGAGCCTATTCGCTCCTAAGTTCTGATTTTGGTAAGTATGCTGTGTACCTTGCGTAATGGTATCCTTCGCTTTCAACAAGAATACCGAAATCATGTTCATTGCTTGTTACAAATATACAATGGAACACATCGTCTTTATCGCAATACATCACATCAATGTTTTCTTTAATAAACTCATAATCATCAAGTGGATCATGTATAAATATTTCAAATAAATCCGAATCAATGATAATCTCTTTTTCAATGATGAACTCATCTTGTGGAAGAAGTTCATCAGGTGTTGCTTTTCTAATAAAGTTTACTTTCATTCTGCTATCTCCCATGCTGTATAAACTGAACGGTATGAACAATCCCAAGTATCAAGAATTACTCCATCTACACAAGCTGTAATGTGTCCAGCCATTTTTAGGATGTAAGTTCCCTTTGGATGCAGCTCTGTAAAGTCGCTACCTTTGATTCTTGGTTCCCCTTTTACCGGTTTGAATATGAGCCTTGGATAATCTTTCAAATATTCATATAAAAACTTTGTGTCTTTATAACTCGAATATCCAAGTTCTCGTTTTGAGCGGTTTAGTTCTCTTCTGCATTCTAGATAGTCTATGTTTTTTGCTGTTGCGATTGCTCTTACTACACAATCTCCAGTTTTGATTCCTTTCGGATGTGCATTGAACTCTTTATACATTATAAGTCCCACCCTTCATTGAACCATTTCACTAATTCTCTTGATGAGTCTGATTCAAATAATGGTTTATCAAAGTTGTTCTTTCTACCAAAAACTGTATAACGCTTTTCGTTGTGAACACTTGCTAACTGAATTGTGAAGAGTGTATCGCCAGTTTCAATATCCGCAAATCTGAAATCATCATAGAGTGGACCACTTAATGGACAGTTATTCTTGAACCATACATACATTGTTTCAAGGTTGATTTTTCCGCCATGCTTAATTTGTCTTACGATGTTTCCCATGCGTTTGGTTTTACCAGCTAAGCTTGTATCTTTGCAAAACCAGTCGTACCATCCAGCTTCACATTGTGTAGCATAATCTCTTGATTCAAAATCTCCGTTATTGAATCTGTTAATCCATGTTTTAACATTCATTTCCTTTTCCATAATCTTAGTCTCCTTTGTTTTGGTTACTATATATATCACTCTAAAGGGACTAAATAGCAAGTACTATTTTCACTATAGTAACTATTTTTCAAAGATGTCAAAATGGCTAATTGGAGACCTCTTTCCATTTCTTATTAAATAACAGTTATCGTCTGATTCCTTATGCTTAATATAACGTTTTACAATAACATCAACGAATCTCTCATCAAGTTCCATCAAGAATGATTTACGATCAAGTTGATCAGATGCAATCATGGTTGATCCAGAACCACCAAAGAGATCTAATATTGATTCATGACGTCTAGAGGAATTGCTGATTGCTTTTCCTACAAGTTCTAATGGTTTCATGGTTGGATGTTCTTCATTCTTCTTTGGTTTGTTATATTCCCAGATGGTATCTTGTGTGCGATCATCAACAAAGTAATGAGCCGCACCCTCTTTCCATCCATAAAGAATAGGTTCATGTCGCCAGTGATAATCTTGTCTACCAAGGACTAATGCATTCTTAACCCATATCAGACATTCAGCTAATTTATAGCCTGCGTTCTTGAATGCGTTTCTAAAGTTGAGTCCTTCGGTGTCTGCATGACAAACATAGATTGCTCCACCTGGTTTTGTATGTTCAAACATATTTTGAAATGCATCATATAAAAAAAGATAGAAGCTATCATCTTCCATCTTATCGTTTTTAATCTTTCCTGCGGTTCCTTCGTAATCTACATTATATGGTGGATCAGTAAATATCATATCCACTCGATGACCATCAAGTAAAGTTGCTACTTGTTTTGAATCGGTAGAATCACCACACATTAATCGATGTGGTCCAAGTTCGTAGATATCTCCAGGTTGTGAGAAAGGAATTTCAGGTATTTCATCGGTAATATCAAAATCATCATCGGATGCATTATCTGGTAGTAACTCTTCCATTTCCTCAAAACCAAACTGAAGCATATCCATATCTATATGAGATAATTCTTCTTCAAGTTTAGATAAATCCCAAGTCGCCAGTTCAGCTGTTTTATTGTCTGCTAAGCGAAATGCTTTGATTTGTTCGTCATTTAAGTCATTTGCGATAATACATGGCACTTCTTCTAAACCAAGCGACACAGAGGCTTTTAAGCGAGTATGACCGGCAATTATGATGTTGTCACTTGAAATTACAATTGGAACTTTGAACCCAAACTCACGAATGGAATTAGCGACTGCTTCTATAGCCTCTTCATTATTTCTTGGATTATTATCATATTCTAGAAGACTAGTTATCTTCTTCATCACTACTTGCATTCGTCCACTTTTCCTCTCTATTTTTCAAACGCTCATACATTGCATCGATTTCTTCTTTTTTATCATTATAATCACGACCAAATTTTATGATTAGCAGATACCTAACCGCATTCATATCTGGTTGTGCTTTTTTCTTGTACTTTACAATTTTCTTCTTAGTTCCAGTCTTAGTTTCTTCAATAGTTGTTTGAGTTTCTTCATATTCGTAACCGACTGCCTTTTTAATTAAGGTATCGATTAAAGTATATTTTAGATCATCATTTCCAAAAACAAATGCTTGATTCATTTTGGGATGACGATTTTTCAATTTATACATTGTCTTTTCTGACATACCGAGAATTTTAGCAATCTCAACTTGTGGTACTCCTTTTGAAATTAATTCTTTTATCTCATTTAACCTTTTGTCTAGTATACCGTCACGTTCCCACTTTTCGTAGTAATCAAGCGTATATCCTTTCATTCTAAATCACTCCAACTGTAAGGTAATTATTGTCAAAACTGTAATGACTTACCAGTTGAATACTACAAATCTTTCTGCAAAAGAAAAAGGAATCCGATCAACTCGAACTCCTATTACTTCTAGGCTTACTTTTAGCCAGTACTCCACGATAAATACACTCTATCATAATTGTCAAATTTTGTCCATGAGCACAAAGCACGATATAGCCCAATTAGGCTCTCAAAAGTGTATTGTGATTTGTTCTGATATAATCACATATTGCATAATTTCATGTGTTATACGGGAAGTCACAGATATTATAGAAGGCAAATATTACTGTTTCTTATATTTTTCAAAGAAAAGCCCCACTATCCCTGTTACAAACGTAATAAATCCGAAATATAATATTTTATTACCATAGAATTCAAAAACAATTGGATCATAAGTATAGTTTTCTTCTATGTAAAACCTTATTAATTCGTCTGAAATGAAAATTAGAAAAACTCCAATAATGACGAAAATAAAATAAATAATAGTATACGCTTTAGTTCTTAATTTCATAATATTCCTCTACCTTTCGATTAAATCATTACATCCAATAAAATAATTTCTTCAACATATTGATTTTGATATAAGTCCCATAGATACTTTCTATCATATTTCGTTTTAAAATGGATATTCACATGATACTCACCATTATATCTCATTGCATATGGACTTGCAGGAATAGTTTCAAATAGCATACCTGGATATACAGTAACAGCTTTATCAGGTGTGAGAGAAAATCCGGTAAATTCCCAAGCAGCTCCTTCAGTTTGACTAAGCCACAAGGCATTCATGTTTGGCACTGAAACTGTTCTAGTTTCTTGATAGAAATACCCCAGCTCTAAACTAGATGAAAATTCAGAACTTGCGCTAATTCCAAAACCTGTCTCACTTGCACTTACGCTAGTTGAATCAGTTCTTCCAAGTGTTAAGTTAATATTATATCCTGACGTAATCGTTCTATATGCTGGTTCATTTTTTGGAAAATAATCCAATTTTTTTGGTTGAGCAGAATACCATGTTCCATAACCATATTCAATATGCTTAAACAACTCACCAGTAATTATACCATAATTACTTTGATAATTATCATCATATCCTGGTTCAACTGCAGCATCTCCCGAAGTAAATTGAACTTTACTTTCAACTCTAAAAATATAATTAGTACCTACATCGCATCTATATAGTAAGTGTTCATGAACAATATAGGAATAATCTCCATGTATATCAGTCCCACCCAATGATAATTTGGGAATGCCAAAATCACAGGTTGTTGTAGAAAGTAAGACAGGTACCATTAATTCTTCAATGTCATTATTAATTTTTTTAACCTTTGCTTCCTTATATTTTTCATAATTTATTTCAAGATGTTTCTTAAGTTCGATTTTCTTTGAATTTTCAGAGAGCATGTCACCTGAAATCCTCATCCTAACTAAAGTACCTAATTCATTATAATAGTATAAATATCCAAAAGTATTTTCATATTCTTGATCATAAAGTAAATCCTTCACATTTTTCTCTAGATTATAAATAATTACTAGGTGTTCCGGTGAGATTAACTCTTTTGCCATATTAATCAAATTTGGATCGTTAACGTTCGCAAATGTAATTACATCATCATTGATTGAATAAAAATTCACTTCCTCTACAATTTTAATCTTATTTAAACTTGATGAAGCATCAACACTATACGATCCACAAAAGCTAAATTTGTAATTACCAGTAACATAAAAATCGCTATTTTTTTCATTTTTTCTTCTCCTAATGTATTTTATTTTTTAGATTTTTTAATAATTCGAAACTTCTTAAATGTGCTTCTTTCCCTAAAGTATATTCACTTTCCTTAATCCGCTCAATCTCTCTCTCATACCATAGATAAAGACGTTCTATAAGAATCAATAAAATCTCCTTATCTTCTTGATATGAAGTATTTCTCAATTGTTTTGCGTAACTAATAATGTAATTATCATTACTATATTGTATGATTGTTTCACACAGCCCTTCCATTTCAATCCTTATTATTTGTTCGGTACTCATATTTTTACACCTCCTCTCTCACGAATCACCTATGCGAAAATGTAGATATTAATCTACCATTTTCGGCAAGCCATCTTCAAACTATTGTGTAGTTACTGGTAGTGTTGGGCTTTCAAAATCAACATCTTCGATACTTGCTGAAACTGATGTTGAACCAAAACTTACAAATGCAAATAAAAGTCCCATGAAGATCGCTAGCATAGCGATTCGTTTTTTCATTTTCATCCTCCTTGAAAATATGTTATACTATTCTCAAAGGTTGCAACAGGCCCTCTAGTGGCCGTTTTGAAAAAAGGATGGGGTTTTTGTGTTCTCAGATATAAAAAAAGCCATAATTCACTTGGATAACATTAGAATCCAGAAGAAAATGACTGTTGAAGAACTATGTGATGGGATATGTGGAGATCGACAATATCGAAAATATGTAAAAGGTGATACGAATATCTCTGAGAAAAGATTGATGGAGTTTGTTAATAAACTCGGTATAAGTGCTAGGGATTTCTATTACAGTTTGTATGACAAAGACAGATATGATTTCAATGATATAAAGAACTTATACATTCAACTTGAACAAAAGGACTTCTCCGAATTTAATACTAAGCTCGATGTGTTATCGAAATTAGAAGGGTTAAGTTCACACAATCAAAGATTTTTGTCATTCATCCGGACAAAATATTTACTAGATAAAAAAGAGATTCTTGAATCGACAGCAATTGCACAACTTTCAAAAATATGCGAGTACCCTTCCTGTCTAAAAATGAATGTCTTTGATTTTGTAGATATCATTTCATTACACTTAATTGCTCAACTTGAATACAAG